AACTTGCTCTTTTAAAGCGATTTTTTTAGATCGTATTGTTTTATCATCATCAACATCTTCGTCGTAATTAAACTTTTCTTCCAGTAAAAAGTTTCTTTCAGAAGCATTTAAATGAGGTTTTGTAGCTCTGTAGTATTCATCTAAAACTTCAGAGTCGTCCAACTTTGCTAGATCTCTATTTAGTCTAACGTAGTCGTTTATATCACCACCAGTTTCATCCATAAAGTCAACTAACTTTTGAATATTTTCTGGTAATGCAACACCAGTGGCCTCAGCTTGAGCTATAGCTTCTTCAACTTGCTCTTCTACGGCTTCAACTTCCTCTTCAGTTACCTCTTCTAATACTGGTGTTTCTGTTTCTTGTACTTCTCCTTGCGGCTGTACTTCTTCTTGTTCTTGTGGGGTGTCGGTGTCTTCATTGCTTCCCACCACTCCTGCTGCGTCAGCTTCTGTTTCTGTAGTTTCATTAGTATCTTGGGTCGGGGGTTTACTTAAATCTACTTTTATAACACTGTCGTCGTCTGCAGTTTCAAACTTAGACAAATCGACTTTAGTTACTTCTTGCTCTGTAGTTTCTTCAACTACATTGTTTTCGTTTTCTGCCATAATAAAATATTATATAATTAACTATCTAGGATCGAATTGGTTTAAACCCATTCCTCCTCCTACTACATCATTACCTGATGACTCGAACTTTTTAAGTGATTCACCACTTTTTCTTAATTCTCTTTGGTCAGCTCTATTATCTTTTCTTTCTTCTCTATCTTTAAGAGCTTTATTCTCTATATCACTTAGCTGCATATTAATAAACATCTCGTGATTCATTAATTCTTTTTTAACAGCGGCTTCTCTTTCTAAATACTCTAATTTTAATTTACTTCTTTCTTGCTCTAGCTGCATGTCTATTTGAACTTTAGCTTGATTCTTTTGTATTTCAGCTTGAGCTGCAACTTGTTGAGCCTGCGCGTTCGCTTCTGATTGAGCTTGTATATTCTGTTGCTGCATAGCTTGATCTCGCTCTAATTTCTTCTTGCGTTTTATTTTTAAAAGCTGATTAGCAAGTTTTACGTTTCTAACATCTCTTAAGTCTATTGCATCGTCAAGATCAATAAGCTTCTGAGCTAAAGCCATTTGAATATTGTTTTCTAACATCTGTTTTTCTTCATCATCTGGCATTAGTTCTATAAATATACCAAAGTCATATAAATGTAATTCAGACATTTCTTCTAGTGTTGCAACATTATGTGCACCAATAGACTGTATAAAAGCTTCTCTTGTTGGTGAATACTCTATAATATCAGATATTCTAAGAGACAAAGCTTCAGCAGACTCAGATGCTAGTAAAAGCATAGATTGTAATATATGTCTAGTAGCTGTGTTAGAATTTGCTGCAGCTAACTTTTGTATACCTACTAAAGCATTTTTATCAGGTGTTGAAGCATCTCTAGCTTCATTAAGCCCGGTGACATCACGTATCATCTGTAAGTAGTAATTATAAGTTTGTATTAAACTTTGTAATTTACCACTTGCTGCAGAGTTTTGTATTTGTTGTATAGGTACTTTACCAGGATTTGCATCTCCTTCAGAAGTAAAAGATCTACCAATAACCGAACCGGTCTGGAAGAACATGTTTAAAGCTTCTTGAGGATTATAATTAGTTCCATTACCTAAATCTATTTCAGCTAAACCGTCAGCGTCTAAGTAAACTCCATCAGGTACCATGCGTGAAAGCACTTGTTGTAACTTTAAATGAGTTAACTGTATCATGTCAGCAAAACCAGTTATTCTACTTACTATAGATTCTATTCTACCTTCGTACATTCTAGGAGCTACGATGCTGTAGTTCATTTTAACTTTATCAAAGTTAGACTTACTACGCAGCATATTCTTAGCCATACCCCACTTTAGCAACTTATCAGTACCAAGCACTAGAACTCCTTCATACACACACTCTATAACTCTATCTAACTTAGCAAAACCACCTTCCATATCAGCAGGTGGATTAAAAGTATCATCTTTCTCTATTATTCTTTCCGCACCTGTAGCAAGCTCTTTTAACTTGTAGGTATTATTTTTATGTGTCTTATAATTAAAGTATAAAACATCTATTTTGTTTGTGTCTCTATTATATCTACCTCTTTTAGAAGTCTGATAACTTTTCATAGAACTTCTAGGTCCTTTAACTATGTCACTTATATCTTGCTCCGTAAGGTTGGGAAATTGCTTTACTAACTCGTTTATAGGTACTTCTTTTACTTCACCAACATAATATATATCATCAAAGTAAGGTGATTCAGTATATGAATAAACTAAGTTTGCTGGATCTACATATTCAACCTTTGCACCTTCACTAAAATCAAATGTAGTTTTAACAGCGCCTATACCAATAGTAGTTAAATCGTATAAACATCTACGTTTAGTTAAATCAAACTTACTGCCATCCATCAAAACATTTATAGCTTGTTCTTCAGCTAGTTCAACGGCTTGTTTGTAATCTAGCTGCATATGCAGTGATAGTTCTTCTTCTGTATCTGGAAGTTTTTCAGGATCATTTTCATATAGATCCATATTCATAGACTGCTTAGCAAGGTCGTTAAACTGTTTAGATCTTATATCTCTAAGCATAGATTCCATATACTCAGTTCTTTTACTTACTCCATAAGAATCCTGAGAATACGCTTTTACTTCGTAAGCTCTTTGAGCCATACCATTTACTACAATATCTACAAATTTAGGTACAATAGGTACTGGTTTCCAATCTAGATTTAAGTAGCTTAAGTCACCATTTATAGATAACTCGTTTTTATATTTCTGTATAGGTTGTTCACCTCTAGCGTAAAGCCTTAGGCTGTGAAAATTGTTTTTAGTATTTTGATACCTGTTGTTGTAATCGCTAAACCATTCATGCTCAATAGCTCTAGCCACTTTTAAACCGTATTCGTAAGTCATCTTCTCTAGGTCACTAACTGCTTGAGAAGGAAAATAATTAATCGCAGACTCTGCCATATCTATTATTTTATTATTGTTGAATTATAACCGGTGTTTTTATATTTAGATATTTTAAGGTTGAGCGGTTGTTTACTACTCTCGGGGTTTGGTTTATATAAATGCCTGTTGCAAGCCATGACTGCTAGTCCTGAGCTTATAGAAGCATCGTGTTTAGTTCTTTTATTTATATCAAATCTACTCCAATCATTTAACGTCTCGTTAAAATACATAGCACCGTAAGTACCATCTTGAAGTAAACCAACGTGATCATTGATGTACATTTCAATTGCAGCAGCGTGAGCTTGCTTTATATCTTCACTAGAGTTTGGTATACCACCAACTTCTTTTTCCGCAACAGATAGTTTATTCCATATTTTATCAGGGCGGTTCATACTAAAACCTCTATAACCTCTACGTCTTAAATAGTACAACAATCTAGGTTTATTATTTTCTGCTAGTATTGGCATGCCATAAAAAACAAGAGCCATAAGCACGTCTTCAAAAAACACCTCAGCTGTTTGTGGTCTGGCTAAGTATTCTAAAAAGAAAGTGTTAGCTGGAGCATCTTCCATGCTAAACTTAGTTAAACCGTGTAAAGCTCCTTTAGATCCTTTACCATCCACTGTTCCACTTATGTCGTAACTGTCACAGCCAAAAGCACCCATGTGCTCATTACCAGGATATTTAATACCGTTTTTTACTATTACGTTGTTCTGTAATCTACTATTTGGTACCCAACTAACTTTAAATCTACCGTTAGGATCAGGATTAAAAGTTACTTTAGTATCTTTAACACCGTTAACCCATTGAAAATTACCCGTGGTAAGTACAGAAGAATTTCTATTACCTTCGTTGTAATCGATTTGTTCGT